TTAAAAAAGGCCTCCGAATACCTGCGGCGAGTAGTTGGTGATGATCAGTTCGCCGCTTTCCTTCGGAGCCCCTTGATTGTTGCCGACGCTGTATTTGATGTCGAGCTCGTGGAATACATGGCCAGCGAAACAGCGGCGAATATCCTGGTGGTCATTGATTGAAAGCATCACCTTGCCCTTTGCGGTTCGCATCATCTCGGCCAGCAGCTCGTACTGCTCCCATTCGAACGGAACGCCGTAGCCTTCGGTCTGCCAGTACGGCGGATCGGCATAGAAAAACGTGTGCGGTCTGTCGTACCGGGTGACGCATTCAGACCAGGGAAGATTCTCGATGGTTGTGCCAGCCGCCAAGCGCAAATGTGCTGATGAAAGGTTCTCCTCGATCCGCAGCAGATTGACTGTCGGCGCCGTCGTGGCTGTGCCGAAATTCTGACCAGACACCTTCCCGCCGAATGCATGGTGTTGAAGGTAGAAGAAGCGAGCCGCTCGCTGAATGTCGGTCAGCGTCGCCGGCCTGGTTTCCTGCAGCCACTTGAAGACCTGGCGTGAAGACAGCGCCCACTTGAATTGACGGACGAACTCCTCAAGATGGCAGGCGACCACGCGGTAGAGATTGGTCAGTTCGCCGTTGATATCGTTGAGCACCTCAACGCTCGCCGGAACCGGGCGGAGGAAATACAGCGCGGCGCCGCCACAGAACAACTCGACGTAGCACTCATGAGGCGGGAACAGCGGTATCAGTCGATCCGCCAGCCGGCGCTTGCCGCCTAGCCACGGGATGATCGGATTGGTCGGATTGTTAGAGAACTGGGCCATTGAGATAACTCCGTATCGGGAGGCTCGTTGGCCTTCAGGTGGTTCATCGCGCCGCAGCGCGGGCATTTGATATCGAGTCGGATGTATTCCGCCTCGGCTAGTTTTCTATTGCACTTCTTGCATCTGACCTCTTTCACGAATATGCCTTTTGCGTGTACGCTTCGGGCGCCGTCGCGACGGTACGGTGCCTCGGCCAAACGCAGGCCTGTTCTGCGGGAGGTGGCTACTGGCGGTGTTACAGCACCGGCAGTGGTCGCACCGTCTTTTCATCGACTACGCCCCAGCAATTCAGCAACGGTTTTTCCTGTTGCGGTCTGGGCCTTGTTCGGGTTGAGGGCGATTTCCTGGGCGGTGAATGGGCGCTTGTCGGCCAGGGTTCCGGACATGCCTACCGGCCTGTACAGGCAGACGCAGCCGCAATTGATCGACTCCTCGATCGGGGCTTTCGGATCCTTCGGGTACATGATCTTGTGGCCGTTGATCACGAACGGTTCATTGATCGGCTTGCGAACGCCGTCAGTGAGGTCGTGGGCGAGGCGGGAGTGAATCTTTCCTGAGCGGCGCCAGATTTTCTCCATTTCGACGCCGGCTACGGTCGACTGCATTGCGCGATCGAATGATGCTGTGGCCCAGGCGCGGGAGAGGTTGTCGCCGACGATTGTTGTGACGCGAGACTGGCTGGTTTCGCCCATAATTACGCCGACCTTGTTGATAGTCTGGCTGATGTCCTGGACGCCGATCATTGCGAGGCCGATCTCGCTCTTGATCTTCTGCGCGGCCTGGACGCCGACATCCTTGATGCGGTCGATCATGAAGGTGCGCATGGCCTGCAGTTGGGTGCTGTCGAGCACGGGCAGAACCATCTGAATTCCAGCCGCTGCAAACGGTTTGTCCAGGGCTGCGATGCCGCCTGCCCATGCCGCACCGGCGGCTTTGGAAATGACTTCACCGCCCTGCTCGGAGAATGCTCCAAGCAGGCGCTCAACTTCGAGATTCAGCAGACTGAGCCGCCATTGTTGGTAGTCGGAAGGCTGGCTGGCCAGCGTCAGTGCAATTTCGCTCTTGGCCCGCTGCAGCAGGGAAATCACGTCGTCATGTGTTTCGTCGAGCAGCTTCTTGCGCTCGGCCTGCGCGGCGCGCTCTTGCTCTTTCCAGCGGCGTTCTTGATCCTTGGTCATGCCATCATTTCGAGTTGGGCGGCGTCAATTGCACACCAGGTCGCCTTCGTTGTTCTCGTTTCGCTGCCCGCCACGGTCGTACACTTTCCCGTCGCTCGGAACGAAAAACGGCCGTCCGCGCAAAATGCAATCGGTGTCATCGACCCGAGTGAATTCTTCTTGCGCCCGCTTACGGTATTCATCGGGCAGCTTGTTGAGTTCCTGCCAGTTCTTCTCCTGGCCGCAACCGTCACATCCGCGTTCGCCATTGCCAAGGCAGAAATACGTTTTGCTTTTGTCCATCTCGTCAGTCCTCTCTTGGCGTCAGCCGCCCAACAGTTTTCGTGGTTACAACTCGCCAGTCGCCAATTTCAATATCACCGCGTGTCAGCCCGTCAATTTCAAACACTGTCTCTGTTGCGTTGGCATGGGCAGCGTCGAGGCACAACATCAGCGCGGCGGCAAATGTCGTCGCTTGGTCAAGCTGGGCAGCCGCTCCGGTAATGAGCGAAATTTTCCTTTTCACCAGTTTTCCAAGTGCAGCATCATCAAGGTCGCTCCAGAGCGCTGCGGCCTTCTCTTCGTCAGTCAAAATCAGCTCTGCCACGTTCATCTCTCCAGCGGATCAGGGAACACGTCTTTGCCCTTTTCGGTCTGTTCGGCCTCGAAGGCTTCCTGCAGGGCTTCGGCGATGTCGATTTCTACGCCGAGCTGGCTGGCGACTGTGGCGATCAGGCGTAGGGCCAGTTTTTTGGAGATGAATCCGTTGGATACGGCCTGGACCGCGCCGGCTATTACCTGCTGCAGGGCGGCGGCGTAGCGCGTGGTGTCGCGGGCGATCATTTCGGGGAATACTGCGCTGGGCAGGAAGTCGCCGTCGCCGAAGTCGATCGCTTTCTCATTTGCCTGCGCCCACTGGCGGATGGCGAAGCGGGCGATTTGCTCGAGCATGTACTTGATGGTGCGCTGGCGCATGCTCATCATCTTGAAAGCGGGGTCGCCCATGCTTTCGCCGGTTGAGCGGTTGACGTCGCCGCCGCCGCCATACCAGTGCTCCGGTAGTGTGGCGCCGCCGAGGACGTGATTACGCAGCAGGCGGGCAGATTCGGATGTGTCGGCGGACTTGATGTCTGGCGTTACTGCAGCCCACACCTCAGAATCGTTGTGAACTCGGACGCTGTTCGGTGCCGGTGCCTCGATGTCGCGCGCCCGCTGCTTGACCTCTTCTTCGTTGGCGCCCTTGATCGTTACATCCCAGACGAACGCCCGGAGGTAGCGGTTTCGGTCGACTTCGCCGAACAGGAAATCGTCGTATGCATCCAGCCAGTCGGCGCTGGCCAGCAGATCTGGGCGGCCGCGAGCGCCCGATGAAAGCCCGTTGATGTTGAAGTAGAAGGCGTCGCCGTCGTTGAACGTGGCGCGGATTTCGCGAGTACGGGCAGAGAACAGATCGTCTTCGTCGCCATTCACGATGACGCGATATCGCCGGGCCCTGCCTTTTTTGTCCTTGACCGTGACGATGCCGATCGGCTGCTCCGGGTTTTCGGGATCCGTGACGACGGTTTCGATCAGCGCCGGGTCCAGGTAGCCGAGGCGAACGTGGCCGCTGTGCTCATTGATGAATGCCGGGTAGCACTGCTCGCCGAACAGCGCCAGTTCGCGGACCTTCTTTTCCAGCTTCAGATCCATGCTGTTGATCGGGTCGTTCCAGAAGCGGTTGAGCATTGTCTGGGCTTCGTCGTCATTCACTTCCAGCTTGACGCCGTCTGCGAGCAGGTAGGCCAGCGGTAGTTCGATGATGCGGTTGGCCATCAGGTTGGCTTGCCAGAGCCAGGCGGATATCTCGCGGGAGCGGCGCAGGGTCACCGGCGCCAGGTCGCGATCGGTGTCGCCCGTGAGACGGCGCCAGCCCTCCTCATCGTCGTCGATGGTCTGGCCGGCGGCTTCGCGAACCGTGAAAAGGCCCTTGATCATGTCCAGGATGCGCATGGTTGTCCTTAGTGGGGGCGGCGGCCAAACAGCGCACCGGAAACCGGGCGCTTGAGCATGACGCTGCGGCCGGATTGTTTGCGGGATTCGGGAGTGAATTGGTCTGGCCTGGGGGCAACGGTTTCGCCGGCAGGCGGTGCGGTGTTGTCGCTTTCGAGAAAGCTGATGGCACCGGACAGACCATCGACCTGGTCGTCGTGCTTGCCCTTCGGGAAGTTTTCCAACTCATCCAGGAAAGCTTTGTTCCAGGCGCCGCGAACCAGCTTGATCTTGAATGCTTCTGCCTGAGCGCTGGCTGGTCTGGCGGCAGTTTCCTTGTCGACGCGTTTCGGTACTGCCCGCACATCGAAGCCGGCCAGCGCCGAGATATAGAAATCCATCTCGGTTTTGCCGGCCTGGGCCGGATCCTGCTCGAGCGCCTGTGTGCATTCGATGCCGTCAGCCCGCGCGGTTTCCTTGATCAGTTTCACCACGCCGGCCGGGCGCTTACGGTCGCGAGCGACGTGAGCAACGTAATAGGTCCCGTCCGGCGCCTTGCCTACCTTCGGCCCGGCGGTGTAGTCGGGGTCAGGGTTCTGGCTAGTCGGCTCACTGGCGGCTCTATCCCAGTAGCGAACCCAGCGGCAGTTGGCCGGCGCCTTTTCGACGATCTCGAACCATTCCGACTTGAAGTAGTCGCCAGCGGCTGGCCGGATTTTCCAGTTGCCGTTCTTGAGCTGTTCGCGCTCGACTTGGGGCAAGGCATCCAGATTCGAAATGTACTTCGGGTCTTTCGCCATGCCGATCTTGTTGTCCTTGTAGGACGACGCAATGAAGGTCAGGCTCTTTGGCTCAAGGTCGGGGTATTGGTCGCGCAGCTCTTCCGGCGACTCTGCCCAGATCAACTCGTTACGGTAGCGGACGAACCAGCGGATAACGCCTGAACGCTCCGGAATGGCATAACCGGTATCCTGGTCGATCCACCAGGCGATCAAGTCGGCAACGAAGCTGTCCGGGTCCGGATTGGTTGTCGCGCGGATATATGGAACAACACCAGAAGAGCTGCGGTTGCGGGACAGCATGTACCAGAATTGCCCCTCTGTGAAATGCGTCAGTTCGTCGAATCCGATCATGGCGACCTGAGCACCTTGCCAGTCCGTCTTGTTCTTCTCGTGCTGTAAATGCGCAAATGTGATCGTCGCGCCAGATGGAAATGACCACGACAATCCAGAGGATTTTGCGCCGAGCAGCGGATATAGCTCCTCGGACGTGTCCCACAATCCGCCCTCGGCTTCGACTTGCTTGGTCGTTCGCCGAAAGATCACCGCGCCGAACTTACCGTTCTCACTGTGCCTGGTCGTCTCCAGCAACAGAGCAAACGTCTTGCCACCGAACGCGGCGCCGCCGTAAATGACGATATCGGCGCTCGATGCCAGGAATGCCTCCTGTGGCCCTGGCTGCGGCCGGATGATCTGCGGGGAGCTCATCGACCGTTGTCCGGCAAATAGATCTGCACGCGACTGGCTACGGCTGAACCGATCCGCTCTGCCTGTTCCGGTGTTAGGCCTTCTGCTTTGGCGCTGGCAATGGCGGCTGCCGCTGCATCTGCTGCCATGCGGGCTGACATGTCCGTCTGCCACTTCTGCCGAGCGATATCGAGGCGCCCCACGTCAGCAAATGCTCGGGCGACCAGGGATAGTGTTTTAGCGGCGCTGGTCGGGTCGTCTTCATTCTTGACCTGCAGGGATACCCGCAGCAGGTTGTCTTGCATGATTTCGGTTGCAGCTTCGAGCATTGAATTGTCGTTCTCGGCCCCTGACTCTCGGGCAGCCCTCGCCAGTGCGCGAGTTCGACGTGCATCGGCCATGGCCTCCTCGAATTCGGCTTCGAGCTCTTGGCCGTGGCGACCGACTGCGGACTTGGAAATGTCGTAACCCAGCGATTTCAGCCACTCGGAGAGCTCGACGTAATCGCGAAAGCCTGAGCTGATCAGCCGGCTGTTCAGGTCGTCGACGATTCCCTGTGGCAGGGCACTGATTTTCGAGCGGCGCCCCACGTTACAGCTCCCCAGGCGCAGGCGTTCCGATGCCGGGCAGTCGAATCAAGCCGCTGGCCACTGACAGGCCGTCGTCGGTCAGCGCAATAATGCCGTCCGATGGCGCGCTGACCAATCCGAGATCGGCCAGAAATGCTGCATCAACCATCAGCTTGGTCAGCGTCATCGGGTAGCCGGTCACTTCGAGCTCTGAACGCAGGTTGCGCGTGTCGGCGACGTAGCGTGGACGCATCGAAAGTGCCCGCAGAATCTGCAGGCGCCGAGCGGCGGTATTCACATCCTGAGCGGCGTTCATTTCATGCCCTTCGCTGTTATCTGGTTGAGGATGAGCCGCAGCGTGTCCGACTGTCCACGGTTCTCGCCGACCAGCTGATTTACCGTTGCCGAGAGTTTGTTTACAGACTCGTAAACCTTCGCCAAATCACCATGGTTCAGGGCGTTTTCGGCGGTCGTTTTCAACGACGATAGATCCTTATCCATTGCGTCCACCCGGGTGGCCAGATCGGTGATGCGCTCATTGGTCTTGTCGCTACGCTTTTCGAGATACAGCCAGACGCCCAGCGCGAACGTGCCGACCATGTTGATGATTTGAAGCCAGACGCGAATATCCATATCCATCACCCTCTCCGCGCTGTCATGCCCAACCGCTCAATATCGGTCTGGCACTCGAAACAGGTTTGCACGCCAGGGACGTATTTGCGGCGGGCTTCCGGGATGTCTTCGCCGCACATGGCGCAGACCGTGGCGCTATCACCTGCCGTGGTCTGCGCCTGGCGGGCGCGGTCAGCCAGGGCGTCCTGACGCATTTCTTCTTCGCGCTCTTGGGCGCGGTCGATGATGTCGCTCAATTGGCCTGTTCCTTCGTGGAAGAGCCGGATTGCGTCGAGCTTGGCGCGACAGGTGTCGTACCGCGTTCGGGCGATGTTGATCCAGCCGGAGACGTCGCGGTCGGTTGCGTATTGCCCGTCATCGGTACCGGTGGCAGTGGATCCATCGGGGCGTACAGCGAGGCTGGCGGCTTGGGGCAGACCACCTGCGCGCTGAGCGGTTGGGGCACGGTTGAGCACGCGGACAAGGCCACCATCAAGACAACGGCGACCCGTCGCAAGACGGTCGATTTCACGGTTTTTCTCCTCGGCAAACAGGGTCAGGGTGTTGCGGTAGCCTTCCAGCTCAAGCGTGAGCTGGTTGCCGTGCTCCAGCGCGGCTGCCAGGCGTTTGGTGTTGCCATCTGCGACTTGTCGGGCAGCAGTGGCGTGCGTTGTCTTGAGGGTGGCGATGTCGCGGTCCTTGCGCCAACCTTGCGCAGTCCAGCCAGCGCCGATGCACAGGAGCGCAAATGCAATGACGATGAGGATGTCGACCCAGCGCGGGCGATCAATGAGCGTCATGGACGCTCTCCAGTCAGGCACAGGTGGGTGTACTCTTGGCGCCGGGTCCAAACTCCCCCGCAGAATCCCTTGTTCTGTGCCAGCGAGCAGTCACGGCCCTGTACCCGTTTGAAATCAAGAATGGTTTTGCAGGCAGCCTCGTAATTGCCGCTCTGCACCTTGCGCACGATGCTGGATCGGCACACGGCCGGCGCACCTACGTTGTAGGCCAGGTCGACATAGGCATCCCATTCGTGCTGGTGCAGTTCGGCGTTCTCGCCGAAGCATGCCCGCAACACCTTTTCGTCACCCGCAACGTGTTTTACTGCCCGCCGGATTGCCTGCGGTGGCGTGATCTTGTCGCCGGCCTGCACTGGTGTGCCGTCGTCGCGCTTGGTGCTGCCCAGGCCTACCGTCCAAGGGTCACCCGGCACGGGTTTGATTGCGCTGGTGGAATAGCCCTCGTTGAGCGCAATACCGGCAAATCCGATAGCGCTCAGGCTCAGCGCACCCACCGCGATGCGCGCGTACAACGACTTTGACATATAACCCCCGGGACAGGCAGCAGATGCCGGTCAGGTTACGCAGCGGGATGGCCGGGTTGCAGGGGGCTGAGGTACGGAGAGGGGCTTAAAACAGGCTGCCCTGAGCTTCGTCGATTGGCTTGACGGTGAGCTTGCGTTGCTTGACGGCCGGCGCCGATGGCATGGTAGCCGGCGTGATGGCGAGCGATGGAGACTTCAACACTTTTTCGACTGCCTTGCGGCTAAGGTGGTGCTTGATGCCCAACTCAAATACTGCGACGCGACCGCTGATGCCCTCGGCGACCAGTGCGTCGAATTCGATGCGGATGCGTTCGTGTGCGCGCTGTGTTGCCACGATTTTGAGGTTTGGTACCAGCATGTCGTCGCCGGTGTAATGCAGCACCAGGCGTGCTGCTGCATCGGCGCCGACGATATCGACCAAGCGCTGCCACAGCCGGCGGCTGGCATCGTTGGATCCGCCCGGCGCTTTCGGCATTGGCACATCCTGCCCGGGCCAGGCGCCGATCAGCCTGGCCGCTGCATCCAGGCCGGCGACGTGGATCAGCGTTGCCGCCGATGGCGGAAAAGCCGGGTAGCGAGCCAGTTCGGCGAGCAGCTCAGGCGTCATGCACCGTGCCGCTTTACGAAGACTTCGAGCGCCTGGATCACCCGCAGTAGTTGAACGCAGTCGCAGAACTCCAGCGGCTGGTCGGTACCGCGCATCTGCTTGGTGACGCCCTCGATATACGCCTTGCTCATCACCGGTACCGGTGGATCCTGCAGCTTGCCGATGCGCTGGGCGAGGCGGTAGATTTTCTGGCCGTAGATCTGGCGCTCTTGAGCCAGGCGGAAAACGAAACGCCATTCGCTGGTGTTGCCCGCAGTTGCGGCAGCGCCGGGCGCGGCGTTGATCTGCTGCAGGCGCCGCAGGTGAGCGACCAGATCATCGAGTTCGCTCAGCGTCATGTCGCTCATGCTCGCCTTGCCCGTGACATCCATCTGGATTTCGTGGCGCTGGTCGGCAGTCAAGGCCAGCCCCTTGCGGCCACAGATGGCCAGGGCGATTTTCTGCAGGTTGGCGCGCTGGATCTTATACATCGCGCAGCACCGCAAAGAACGTAGCGTGATATGCATTCACCGTGGCGGCGAACACATGCACCGGCCACCAGGCCAGTGTGATGGCGCGTGGGGCCCGCAAGGGAAAGGCCAGGCGCATTAATTGTGGGGTCATTGGTCTTTCTCCTCATCGCCAAAGCGCCCGACACGAAGTCCGTCGTTTGCCAGCCACAGTACAAAAATCAGGATTGCTGCAAGGGTCATGGTTCGCACCTCGGGAAGCTGTTTCCAGAAGCCCGGCACGCCGGGCTTGAGGCAAAGGCTTCGATCACTCGACCGCGTCGCGGAAGTGCTTGTAGGCGGCGAACTTGATGACGCGCTTGGCCGGGATTTCGAGCGGCTCGCCGGTCTTGGGGTTGCGGCCGGCGCGTGCCTGGCGCTGTTCGACCGACAGCTTGAAGTTGTCGGTGACGGTGACTTCCTCGCCCTTGGCCAGCGCGCCCTTGATCGCGGTCAGGAGTGCCTGGAACTGTTTTTCGGCGGTTTTCTTGTCAACGCTGCCGGCTTCGGAGATCGCTTTGACGAGCTCGTTACGGTTCATGGTGTTGCCTTTCAGGGTGGTGAAAAAGGTGATGGGGATGGGGGTCATTGCCGCGCTCCTTGCGCAACGCTCAACGCCACGGCTATGGGCTTTACCCAGACCGGTGTCGACGACAACATGAACGTCTCTCCGGACATCGCCAGCAGAATGGTTTTCCCCATCATGCTGGCGATGGCTCGGGCTGTAGCGCGCGGGACTGCATTGCCGATCCGCTCGCGCTTTGCCTCGTCGCTGTTGCCGGCCAATTCGAATACCTCGCCCTCGGCGTAATCGTCAGGGTCGTAAAGGCTCTGCAACGCCGCCATATCGAGCGTGGTCATTGGGCGGTGCCAGGTGCCGTCTTCAGCCCGGATGATCGCCACCAGCTTTTCATTGGCGGCGGGCACGTCGGCTAACTGATCCACGCGCGGATCTGCAACGCTCCAGCGACCATTGTCGTGACAGGCTGACCCGCTGACGGCGCCCGTGTGCGAATCCCAGGGAACGACGCCGTAGTGGCCACCGGTCAGGTAATGATCACCGGGAACTGGCACGCCGGCTGCGGGGCGCGGGTCGGCCACCGCATACGCGCCTTGTCCAGTGGTGCTTCCACCGATGACAGTACCGGCGGGCTCGCTCCAGTCTGTAACCATGTACTTGCCGTAAGTCGGACCGGCGCGCCTTGGGTCGGCGACTGAAAGTGCGCCGCTGGCGACCTGTTGGGCGCCAATAACCGTGCCTGAAAAATGGTCCCATTTGACTACGGCGTACTTCTTTGAGCTGGCGCCTGGGTGCCAATTGTTGCAACGAGGATCCGCAACCGAGAACTTCCCACCGCCCGGCGCCGACTGCCCGCTGATGGCCCCGGCGTGGCTTTCCCATGGCAATACGCCGTACTGGCTGTATTCGTGCCCAGAGAAACGAGGATCGGCGATCGAAAATTTTCCGTTACTCGGCGAGCTGCGGCCGGTGATGGCTCCGGATGGCTGATCCCACGGAATGACCCCCATGTAGCCGCCGTGATATTCGGGAACGATCAGATAGTCTCGCAGCCGCCCGTCTTCTACTTGTAGCCGGTTCAAACTGCGCCAATCCTTACCTGCCTGGACAAATGCGAGCCGAACCCATGTTTTCCACTGCAGCGCGGGGATTCTGTGCATCGGGCCAGCCGCAGGATCACCCGGCAAGGCGTAGCGGCCGAGCACTTCGCCAACGCTGCGCAGCGGGCGTTTTGGTGGCTCATAGAGGAACGGCGGCACTTTCTCCATGTGCCTTGCAACGAGCAAGTACCGTTTGCGGCTCTGCGCCAACTCGCCTATTTCGCCGCAATCGTGTGTTGTTTCGGCAACCGAATAGCCGTAGTGCCGCAGCACGGCGATGATCTGATCGAGCAGATGCCGGCCCCGGCTACTGATCCTCGGAACGTTCTCGAAGATGATCAGGGGTATCGGGTCATCTTTGTATGCTTCGCACGCCAGTAGTATCGTGCGCAGGGTCAACTCGTTCAGGGCCTGATATTTTGAGGTCTTCGACAGAGTCTCATTGAGCAGCCCCGAGAGTCCCTTGCACGGTGAGCTGGTGAAGTAGATGTGCGGTGTGATGTTTTGGTACGCGGCGCGCAAATCCGCCGGGGTTGCCTCGTGCCAACCTTTAGGCGGTTCTTTCCCGTGGAATGCGCGGTACTGCCCCGCTGTGAACAAGTCCATCAGCGTGCCTTTCACGCCTGTGGCCCGCTCGAAGTCAGTCAGGCCGGCAGGATCGACGTCAATGCCGCCAAGACAGATAAAGTCTGCCTCCAGGTTGCCGACCCGGGCTGAACCTTCGTTAAAGCCCTGAGCGCCGCCACCGAGTCCGCAGCACGCATGGGCATGGTAGATGGGGACTTTGGTCATTGCTCGACCTTTTGAGACGAAAAGACCACGCCCAATTTCTTCGCATTGCGCCCTTTACCCGCCCAATCAATAAACGCCTGCAATGCGTCCCCAGCAGCCTGCTGATCTGCAGCTTCTGGAATTCCCGGAACGATCAACTTGCCTTCGCTGGCACCTTTACCGTGGCGAGCCAATGCGGATATCAAGGTTTCGAGGTTGCTTTTCGGGCCATGCGCAAACTTGATCGCCCCTTCCGGAACTGTCTCGCCAATCTCGATCAGGCCGGATGCCCAGCACCAGGCGACCAGCGGCTTCATGTTGTAATAGCTGCGTGCGCCGCAGCACGGGCAAACAAGATTGCTCAGGCCACGGCACTTCAGATCGGGCTTCGGAACGCGCTCAGACTCCATGTGCTTGTTTTTGCAACGACAGCACTGGACAGGGATGTCATGGATTGTCATCACGCCACCTCCGCCAGTTCAGCCTCAAACGGCACGACGACGAAGTCTTCGCCCTGGCTGATCGAGATCCCGGGAACGTGTGCGACGGCTTCCTGTTCGTTGAGGATGGCGTCTTTGTTGACCTCTTCCTTGGTGCGGATGAAGCGCTTGAGGCCGAGGCGGCGCAGTGCGTCCAGGACGGCGTCGGCGCCGGTGATGCGGACGCTGGGCGGGCGCAGGCGCCAGACGATTTCGCCGGTGGTCAGCGATGCCGTCTTGACCTTGTTGTTTTGCGTCAGGGTATCGCGGTTGGCTTCCGCCCAGGTCTGCACGCCCTGCGTGAGGGCCTGCAGCTTGAGCCGCAACGGTTCGGCCGACGTTTCGTGCCGTTCCTTGACTGCCGCCAGTTCGTCGTTCATGTCCGCCTCGAGGCGGGCGAGTTCGCGATTGGTGCGGCCGATTTCGGCGATGGCTTCAGCGGCTTTTTCCCGTGTCTGCGGGACAGCGACTGTAACGGCCGGGGTTTTGAGTCGGGATTTCTTGGCCATGATGGCTCCTTAAGGTTTGTAGTAGCGGTACGAAAACTTCTCGCCGATGCGCTTGATTTCGCCGGCGTTGTGCATGTAGCTCAGCGCTGCGGTCAGGCCGCTGTCGATGAAATCCACGTCGGCGAGCAGTGCGCGGATCTGGTTGAGGGTGACGGCTTCTTCGGCCGTGGCCGGCAGGCGCTGACGGATGGATTCCGACAGGCCAGCGCGGCGCGGTGGCAAGCCCTTGGCCTTGCGTTCCAGCCAGTTGGATTGCTGGCGCATTTGCTCTGCCGCAACGCGTTGCGAATGAGCGCCAGCGGCCTGTATTTGCGCGGCGAGGGTCAGCATGTTGCGGACCCCTCGAAGAGTCCGAGATAGTTGCGCAGCTTGCGGGCAACCTGGGCTGACAACTGGACGGTGACGGCGCCGTCGTCGATGGTGAGTGCGCCGTTGCTCCAGATGGCCATTTCGGTAGCCTCGGCATCGGTCATCACGATTTCGTCGAAGCCGGCCGGGGCAGTGAGTTCGAATGCCGGGCGGGAATCTGCCGGGGCGGCGTTCGGCCAGGTGTCCGGCTCCGGTTCCAGGTTGTTCACGAAATCCGCGATTTCGGTTTCGCTCATTGCCGGGCCCGCAATTGGCTGGCTAGCCGTGGTGAGCAGCGCGACTGTCTCTGGTGTGCTTTTGGCGATCGCCGGTGCTTCGCCGATGAAATAGGCAAAATCACCATCGGGCGTTTTGATGCGATCACACTTCATGCCGGCAAACATGCCGAGCAGTACTTTGCGGGTGCTTTCTTCGGTGCAGTCGATTCCCGCTGCAATTGCCGCCGGCATGGCGGCACTGCCCGGGTCGTTCTTGCTCAGCCAGTTGAACACGACTTGCCAGGTGGCGAGTTTTTGCGTGCTGGGATTGTCGACATCCTGGAATTCGATGGCGACCAGGTGGCCGCGCTCAGGCTTGAACAGTACCGGCGGTTGCTGGCGGTTCAGCGCGCTGATGTGCATGTCCATGTTGCTTTCCGGCGAGCTGAACTGCTCGGCCAGCGCCTTGCGGGATATGCCGTCCTTGCCGGCAGCGACGATGGCGGCGAGTACTTGCTGTCGGGTGATTTTTTCCTTTGCCATGACTGGCTCCATGTTTGGTGCCGGCGGCGCGATCTGGCGCCGGGCGGCTTGAGGTTGTTTGAGCGGGGTTGGCGCGCCCCTGGGGCGGGCGATGACCTGGTACTCGCCGAACGCCATCGGCTTTGTTGCGCCGATGGCCGCCAGCGAAACCCGGTATTCCATGACGGGTGCCTTGCCCGGGCGCTGCACCTGGCACGCGACCAGGTAACCGCTCTCGACCGCCGGCTGCAGCAGCTTGTCGACCATCTCGGCAGACATCTGCAGGTGCGCGGCAATGGCATCGGCTCTGGCGCTGCTGCGCTTGGCCGTCCAGGCCAGGGCGCGGTCGAGGGCGGTGGTCATCGTGCTGCCTTGGTCCAGGCCAGATGCCAGCTATAGCCCAGCCGCGAATAGAACTTGACGGCGAGCAGCAGGCGCTGGGCGATGCGCAGCGGCGCGGTCAGTGCGGAATGCATTTGACCTCCCGCCAGAAGATGCGAACGTTGTCGGCGCAGCCGAGCCAGTACTCAATCAGCAAGCCCAACGCAGGAGGATCGCGCTTGATCAGGCCGCACTCTTCACCGAACACGTCGTAGATGTGGCTGGCCGGCGAGACGACGAGGTAGGCGCCGTTGCGGTCGGTGGCCATCGTCAGGATCGGCAGGTTGTTGCGTACGGCAAAGCGCATTGCCGTTTTCATGTCTTCGAACATGCGGTCGATGTCCAGGCGGGCGTCGGCAAGCGGCCCGCCAACTGCCGGCAGCATGGCCGGGGCGAGGATTTCAGGCACGGTTGCCGTGCGCCAGTACGGGGTTTTCTGTTCCATGTCACAGTTCCTTGATCAAGTCGGCGGTGATGAGCGGCACGCCGAGTTCGGCGGCGCGGTTCATCGCCCGGGTTACGGTGTTGTTCACCACCAGCGGGTAAAGGTTGGTATGGACGGCCTGCGTTTGCCGGTCGACCTTGGTCCAGCGGGCGCGGATCGCGTCGTAGGCGTCATCAGCCAGCACGGCCGAGGCGTCGGCGCCCACACGCCCGAACTTGTGCTTGAGGTAGCCCTGCAGGTGCTGGTGCAGCGGTTCCAGCGTGGCGATCTCGCAGCGATTGATGAACTCGCGCGCCTCGTAGTAGCGATCGATATCGAGCTTCTTGCGCATTTCGGGTTGGGCAATCAGCACGATGCTGAGCACCCGCGAAAAGCCGTCTTCGGCCTCGACTTCGTTGAAGCGCTTGAGGTACTTGAGCGTATCGATCGACAGATCGTGCGCTTCTTCGATCATCAGCACGTGCTTGTTGCCGCCGCGAGCCGAGCGCAGCAGCGCCTCGCGCACCTGGCGTGCAACGGCCTCGTTCTTGGTGCGGATCGGTGTATCCGGTTCGATATCGGAAAGGATGGCCGCAGCGATGCCGACGGTGTTGAGCTTCTTCTTGTCGAAGGTTTGCGGAAAGATGATCCGGATGTTCTGACGCTCCCGCGAAATCCGGAACTGCAGCAGCTTGCGCAGCGTCGATTTGCCCGAGCCGGATTCGCCGATTGCCGCAGTGATGCCGCCGACCAGCGCCGTCTGGATCATCGCCTCGACGACGTACTGCTGCGATTCGGACATGTAGATGTCGTCGGGGGAATTGACGTCATCAACAAACGGATCGCGGAACAGCTTGAAGTGGCGTTTTGCCAGGGGTGAAAGCATTTGAATCTCCAGACGTTTAAACAGGGGCTCTTTCTTGTGAAAACCGGCTGGCTTTGGCGCCGCCTTGCCAAAGTGCGAGCCGACCGGGTGCACGTGGTTGTAGCGGTCGTCGCCTTCCGGCTCCCACATGGTTTCCAGCTCGGCGGGATCGACGCCATCCAGCAGCAGCTCGTCGTGGATCTGCTGCTTGATGTTTTCTTCCGCCGTCGTGCGCGGGAAAAAGCTGTAGTTGATGATGGCGTTCAAGGCCGGCGACGACAGGGATACGCCCCGCGCCTGCTTGATCCGCACCGCAAAGGCACGGGTCGAGATGCCGGCGCGTTTGAGCACCCCTTTGAGCTTGATGGGCATGTATTCAGCTCCCCTAAACGCCCTGACTGCTGCCGACATGGCTGCCCTCCGGGACTTGGTTGCGAGACGTTTTCATGTGAAAATCTCCGCGTTGCTGCGTTTCAACATTGCCCGGGGCCGTTCCAGCGGTTACCCGGGCATCCTCTTTCAGGCCCCGCCGACTGCTACCAGCCGCTGCGGTTCCTCAAAGTCCTGCAGGCGGGCGACAATTGCCGCTACCTCGTTTTCTGCTGCGCCGGCCGGGTGCCATGCGGCCACCTGGTGGTAATGCCAGGCAGACCAGGTGCCGGGCATTGCTGATGCCAGCCGCGTTGCCAACTGCACCAGGTTCAACATGCGGGCCTCCACGGCCAGCTCGGCGGGCTTGGCCAGCGAGTTGCCGCTGAAGTCGGTTGCCACTGGCGAGGCCACATCCATTTCGGTACCTGGGCGTGCCATGTAGGCGGCTGGCGTCTTGCGGGCCAGCGGGCCGGTGATGTCCATGCCGCCGCATACCGGTTGGCGCTTGCGGCGGGCGGCATCGATGGCCAGCTTTTCGTCTGTGCCGTAGGCCATGGTGTCCAGCGCTGCGCGGTCGTGATTGGCTTGCGTCAGCGGCCGGGACTTGAATTCCTCGCCCCAGACTGCGGCTGATGCGGCAAAGCCGGCGCGGTCCTTGGCTTCGGCCACGCACACCCAGTGCACGTCGTTGCCGTGTTCGTCCTGGTCGATGACCATTACAGAGTTTTCACGGTACGGATTGACCGCGACCATGATCTTGGATTTGTCACGCACGCCGGGGATGTGGTCGACCCGGTAGTTGACGCCCTTGAATTCGATCGACAGGTCACCGCCTACCGTGCGCTCCACCGGCTTGGTGGTCAGCAGCTCGCGGCAGACTTCAATTGCCGGGGCAACCCGCAATTGATCCTTGCGAATGACCTGCCACAGGCCATACCGCGTGTGACCATGGCGCCGATGCTTCTGCGTGCCGTTGTACCAGCGCATCCAGATGCCCGCGTGGCGGTTGAGTTCTTCCAGGTCTTTGATGGCCGTTGCGATCAGGCGCGACTCGAAACTGCATTCGATGATGTTGTGGCTGTTTTCAACCTGACCCTTGGCTCGCGGGCTCTTGGGCTTGTGGATGATCAGCCGCACCTGGAGCAGCCGGCACAGGTTCTTGAACATGTGTGCGCCGTTGGCGCTGCCGGGGTCCAGCACCAGGATGGTGGGCACGCCGTTGAACGGTTCTTGTGCATCGCCCTTGGCCTGGATGGCGGCGATGAAGAATTCAGCCACCATCGCCGCCGACTCGGCGCCGATGTAGTAGCGGACAAAGATGGTGCCGCTGTAATGGTCGGTGGCGCTGTAGCGGATGACCATGGCCTTGACGCGCTTGTGCATGGATTCGGGCTTGTTCTTGTAGAACTCGTCTTTTTCCATGACGCCCATGCCGCCGTTGTCCAGGTAGTACAGCACGCACACCGAAGCGTCGATCTGCCAGACGTGGTTGGGGTACAGCGAACGCATGCGGATATGCGGCTTGGGCCGGTTCATGGTGTCGACATCGAGCTTGTACTCGCGCATGGCGCGGGCAATGGTGGCGGTGGCTACCGGGACTACCTCGCCGGTGGTGGCATCCACCCTGCCCAGTGCTGCCAAGCCGCCATCGCGTGCCATTTGGGTGGCGGTGCCGATGCTCATGATGTCCTTGCCGTTGGCGCGCTGTGCCTGCACCTTGAGCATTGCCACTGCCATGACCTCTTCCTTGCTGACCGAGCGCCGCCCAGCGTCGGCCCGGCGCTTGCGCGGCTGGGCAAAGCCGGCGTCGGTGATCTGCCGATACAGGGTTTTTACGGTGCAGCCCAAGGCGCCGGCCCAGTGGTCGGCAATGCTTTGCTTGAGGCCGTGGCCGGCGGCTGCCAGCGCATCGGCGGCAGCGCGAAGCTGCAACACGCGTTCGGGGTCCAGTGCCATGTCCGCCTCCATCACTGCACCGGCATCCAGTCGGCGGTGGGTTCGTCGCCGGACTCAGGTAAAACCCACTCCGGTACCAGTTCCAGCGCTACGCCGTAGTCGTTGGCGATTTCGGTCGCTTCGACGATCAGCCGGTTGAGCGCGCCGGCCATTGCTGTCTTGAGGCCCAGCCCGGCCTTGTCGTCGCGGGCGATCTTGTCGATGGCGGCGCGCACGCCGATCATGGTCTTGACTACATCGGTGGTGGCGGCGTTGAGCCGCTCTTCCAGCAGCACAGCGCGTTCGTCGGTGGTCATGCCTTCTTGCTGGTTGAGCTGCTCGACCAGCTCACTGATGCGCTGCGACTTGGCAGCAATCAGCTTGTCTTTGGCTGCCAGCATCGTGCTGGCCTTTGCTGCAGCCTCGGCGGCAACGCTGTCGTTGCTGGCGCGAGCCATGCGCAACTGGGCGCGCAACTCGGATACCGACATCCGCTCTACATCATCCAGCGTCAGACCGAGGACAGTTTCGCCATCGTTGAGGGCGGTGAGTTCGTCGTCGTCGAGGACCATCAGTTCGAAGAGCTTGGTTTTCGAATGCACCGCATCTAGCAAATGTCGCGTTGACGAGACATTTGTGAAGCGAGTGGCGGCTTGCATCATCCGCGCCGCAACCTTTCGGTCGACGCCGATTTCTTCGAGTACTGGCAGCCAGGCGCCGTGTCCTTCGCATTCCTTCATCACGATCAGGCAGCGACCGACCTCCAGTGCTTCTTCGGCACTGCGGGCCATGTGGTAGCGGCAGCGGTCGATATAGCGCAGGCGTTCATAGGGCTGGCCGTCGCCGAACTGCGCCAGCACGTTCTGCTGGTTCGTGGCCACCGCCAGTTCCATGGCCGGCAGTTGGTCGGCGTCGGCCAAGTCGGCCCGGGCTTGTTCGTCGTTGAAATCTACGCCCTGGATATCGGGCTGCAGGGGTTTGCGTCCGCGAGTTGCCATGGTTCTCTCCTCTTAAGTGCGTGTGTAGCGCTGGCGAATCTCGTCTACACGGGATTGCGAGCGGCCAAGGTTCAGTTGGAAATCAACGGCGATCTGGACCACCTTGGGCCCGAGGCGCCAGCGCCCGGTGTCGGGTAGTTGCTCGGCGAGGCCGGCTTCCTTGAGGTTGGCCAGGTCGCGGGTGACGTTGCTGGGGCCGGTATCGAGTGCCTTGGCCAGATCGGACGGCGCCAGCCCGGCCAGCTCGTTGCCGGCCAGCAGCAGGATGGTGCGCAGCAGGCGCTGCTGGGCGTTGTTGATGTAGTCGCTCACGACTCGTCCTCCAGCGCCAGTTCCGGCTGGGCGTTGCGGGCAGCGTTGGCGCGCTGGAAGGCCAGTTGCTCCATGGCCTTGGTGACTGCGGCCATGACTTCGTCGGCCGGCACCTTGCCGGCAGCGAATCCGATCAGGGCGCCAAGTGCGTCGTGCGTTGCAGACTGGACGGCCTGCAGATCGCTGGATTCCGGCAGGCGACCGGTGGGGATGTCGATGATCAGGCGGTGGGCGGCGTGCGCCAGGTAGGTGGTGACGTGGTTGCACCGGCAGGCGAGCTCGAACGGCCGGATCATCACACCGGGGATGCGGCCGGACTCGACCCACTTGTAGAGGATCCAGTGATTGGCCAGGCCCATGTCGGCGGCGATGTGCTCGATGGAGCGGCGGTGCCGGCTGCGGGCATGCTCGATACAGGCTTCGAGTGCGGCCTGCAGGCTTTGCGGTGGGTGTTTCCAATTTCTACTTGGCATTTGGAAATGTCCTGTTTCGGTGTGTCCAAAAAAGCTTCGGTTTTGCTACTATGCAAATGCGTTGCGCGTGGCTAAATTGCAGTCATCGCAACGGAGGTGGTCATGAGCGAAGACGAAGTCATAGGAAGGTTTGAGGCGCTGGCGAAGTTCTCTCTCCAGTTGGCGGCTGAGCTTGAAATGCGCGGGCTCATTGATGGCATCAGCTTTACTGAGCGACTGCGGCAGCCGCCGCCACTTGAGGATCAGGTTGAGTACATCCGGCTTTCCCGGCTGAGGCTGATTGAGATGGCTGATGTGCTTGATCAGGCGCGCGCAAGCCGTCTCGCGCACCCCAGACCGTAAGGTCGAACGGGAAGCCGGCTTTGTCGTGTTGTTGCATGTCAGCATCCTTCGCGGAGTACGCCGCGTTCGCTGGCGAAGCGGAGCGGCGGGTGGTTGGTGTCGAAAACCTCGACGACAGAGCCGGAGGGCATGGCTGTCGGTGCGTCGAGGCAGCCGAGGACGTATTGCGACTCGTAGCCGAGGCCGTACATGTCGCGGCGCAGGCCGAAGACGGCTTGCCAGCCGGTGAAGCGACGGGTGGGGTGGATGGGGCGGCGCATGATCAGGCGGCGAGACGGTCGGCTTCGACCGACTTGATGCCGGCGGCGACGGCGATGTCGTGGGCACGGCCGAAGTTGGCTTTGTCGACGCCGTTGAGGACGCGATAGACAGACGCCGGTGGAAAGCCGTGTTCTACGGCCCATTGGCGGATGGTTTTGCCCTGGCGACGCAGCCGGGTTTTGAAAGACTGGGCGGTCATGATTGGCCTCCGAGAGTTGTTGAGGTGACAGTGGCGAGAGTCCTTGCAGGTGAATTCACTACTGTTTGTGAGTTAATTATGGGAACCGTTTGGTTCCATGTCAACAGGTTTGTTATGGAACTTTCGGTTTCCATCGGCGAAAGGCTGCGCAGCGAGCGTCAGCGTTTGGACTTGAATCAAACGCAGATCGGAGAGTGCGGTGGTGTTACCAAGAAAACCCAGATGCTCTATGAGGCTGGCGGGCGATCTCCTGATGCCCTTTATTTGGCGGCTATCGCCACCGCTGGCGCCGACATCCGCTACATCGTCACCGGCGAGCGGGACGGCCCGGCGCCTGAAACGCTGACTGCCGACGAGCGCGAGTTGCTAGCCCTATTCCGTGCGGCGCCGCTGGCCGTGAAGGCGGCGGCGATTGGCGCGCTGCAGGGCGGGAGCGCGCCGACTCAAAAGGGGCAAAAACAGATTTCCGTCAGCGTCGGAACAAACCACGGGCAGTTGATCGAAGGCGGCATCGTGAATCACGGCCCGGTGAATTTCGGGGCGCGCTCAGGCAAGAAATAAAACCATGCGAATCGACGTCGACCGTAACCATGGCCAGGTGGCCGAGAGCATTGAAAACCACTATGGCGGCGGGGGCTCGTTGCCGCCCGAGGGGCACCCGAACAGCCGTTACTGCCCGCAGTGCGAACAGGTTACCTGGCGCATGACGCAGCACTGCCTGTGCTGTGGCGTGGATCTGTTTGCGATTGACGAGCACCACCGCTGGCGATCCATTCAGCGGCGCAAGACCAAGTTCGCGGTGTTTTTCGGGTTGTTTGCCGCACTGGCGATTTATGGCAAGGATCTGCTGCCGGATTCGATGCAGGGGATCGCTGTTGGCATGGGGGTAGTGGCCGGGATTGTGGCGTTGGCGGCGGTGAAGGACTAGGCGCTTTTAACTGCGCGGGTGACGTGGATGCCAGGGCAAGCGGATGAAAACCGCTTACAGGGCGTTCAGAACATGTTCAGAACACAGATTTAAAAGGGGTCGCAATGGTTGAAACGGATACGTCACCGCCGGTTTGCCCAAATTGCCACGAGGGGCTCGACAAACGCCCGACTCGGAAAAGCAAATGCCCGCATTGCGGTTTGACGATTTTCGTCAAGTACACGCCGGATGATCGGGTCAAGCGTTTGGTGACCGCTGAGCGCAATGAGGAAATCGAGGCGCTATGGGATGCTTATAACGTCAGGCAGGCGCAGCTTTCCCTTGACGAAGAAGCCGCCATGTACGGACTGCCGCCCGGGCTGACTCGCGAATCGTTGCCGATGCATCTGAAAGCAGTGGCGAAAGATGCGAGCGTCGATATCCAAAAACGGAGAATGGCAGCGTTCCGTGTCAGTTCAGCATCAACTGGCAATGATCGCTCAGTATGGCGGATTATTGGTTATCGGCTCGAACTGGAGCACTTGTTGGCGCAGGGGTATCGGCGCGTCAAGATTCTCGGTGGCGTGTCGCCGTGTTCTTCGTGTGCCGCGCTGGTTGGAACTGTGTTCCTTACTGCAGAGGTTAAGTCCAGGCGACCCATCCCGAATCCGGATTGCTACCAGATGAAAGGCGGCGGGCCTTGCTGTGCGTTCTGGGCGCCTGATATCGATAGTTTGGATAGGGCTTGATAAGCGGAGGGTGTATGCGCAGATTTTTACTTCTCGGCGTCCTGGCGGCATCGCTGCCCGCCCATGCTCAATACAAATGCGTCGTCAAAGGCCAGACGGTGTATTCCGACCACCCATGCGCTGTCGACGCAAAGCACGTTGGATCAGCGCAAGACAGGGTGACGGATGAGCAGCTACGTCAGCGGCTACAGCAGAGCATCAAAGAGCGGCGCGAGCGGAACGCCATAGAGCGACGGGAGGCTGTCGAGGATATCCAGCGCGAGCGGGAGCAGGAAGATCGACGACTGCAAGCTGAAGCGGATAAGCGGGATAGGGACAGGCGCTGTGAGCAGTTGCGCCGCGATCTGCGCAGCAACGAGCAGGCGCGGGCGCGTTACCAAGACTTCGGTTGGCAGAACAGTTTGCGTCAGCGTGAGGCAGAAGCGAAGACGTTGCGCGAGACGATTGGCCGGGAATGCAGGAAGTGATTTGAGAATCGAAAAATCCAAGGGGGTTGTATGGCGGGTAAAGAAAAAGAAGGCGAATGGGTTGAGCTGAAGGTAGCCAATGAGGATGATGCGTTTCGGTTGATTGAGCAGGCATTAAACAAAGAACTTGGCCATCAGCCGTATAAGCTGGTTTTTGACAACTGGCCTATTCTGACGATCAAGCTTGAAGGGGATGGTTATGACAGTACAATCACATCAGACATGGCCGCAGCTCTGGTTGAGCTTCAGCATGCCATCAACCGTAGTTATGCCAGAATACTGCATGACTCCAGCAACAGCCGTACGCTGACGGCAGACGAACGCCATGAGCTAAGGTTTAAAGCAAAGATTGAAAGCGGTAGTTCAATCATTGAGGTCAACCTCGGCGAATGGGCAGAAAAACTGTCAACTTCTTTGGTTGGGAAAATGAATCCTGCTGCAATCGTTATGACGGTTATTGGGTGCGCAGTTGTCGCCGGCGGGACGATATCCTATAAGGATCATCTCCAGCATCGCAGCGAAGACAAGAAAATCGAGGTCGAAATGCAGGAGAGGGTTGCGCTTTCGAAAGAAGAGACGCGCCGTCATGAAATCCTGGCGAAGGCCGTCACCGCGCAACCAGCGCTCGGTTATGTTCGGGAGAACTTTGATGTTGCCAGAACAGAAATTCTCAAAGGTGTTGGTGATGCCGAAACGCTTACCGTGGCCGGCATTCAGTTGGAAAACTCTGAGGCGCATTCGATTGCCAGGTCAAAGCGTACGGAGGCTCGGCAGCTGCAACTAAATGGGAATTACGAAATCGAGCAAGTTAACTGGCAACAAGAAGATGAGGTACGCATCAAGGTCAAGGGGCTTGATAAGGGCGGGAGAGTTTTCGTTGCATCCCTCACGGACCAGTCAATCGAGAGAGATCAGGTTAAGCTGCTTCAGGAGGCAGAGTGGTCACGTAGCGCAATTTACTTGTCTATCAATGCAACCGAGTTGCGCGGAGAAATTACGACAGCAGCCATTGTTGGCGTAACGCCTAAGCCTGCGGCCAAGAAGTAAAGAAGTCGCCCTCCGCACCCCTACCCTCTGCGAATAACCTAGGCCCGGCAGCATCCTGTCGGCACACCGTTGTTGTGTGCCATTACAGACAGGAGATACGCCATGGCCGAAACCAATCAGCAGCAAAAACCCACTGCCGCCGTTGAATTGACGGCTGCCCAGGCCGCGAAGGCGGTCAAGCGTCCGGTGCCGGTCCTGGACGAAAAGAAGAAGCCCACGGGCAAGACCAAGGATGTGCCGGTCAGCGAGGTTGAAGTGCTGTCCTGGGCCAAGCGCGGCGATCGCGTTATCGTCGTGACCACCGATGGCCAGAAGCTGGAAGGCCGGCTGTGAAAATCCCGCTCTCTGGCTTGCGCGGTCAGGCGCTGCGGGAGGCGGCGCCTGACTTGAAGCGGACCATCGATATGGTTCGGCGTGCGCTGGACAAGGTGGTGAATGCCACTTTGCCGCCCGGCGAGCAGCGCTGGTTCGACCTCGACGCTGTTTATGCCGACTCGGCGGTGATCTACGTCGATGGCCGTTATTGGTCCTACCCCTATTCCCTGGTTGATGGCGTTGTTTCGATTGGCGAGCCGACCGAAGTGGTCGAAACGTTCGTGCCAATGAAAGAGGCCGCTGCCGGTGACGAGCTGCGCATGGTCGAGGCGGATGGCCAGGTGGCTGGCACGGTGTGGGAGGCCACGCTGATCTGCGCCGGCCCTAGCCTGAATAATGTTTTCTACAGCGATGCCCTGTTGCGTGAGGCTGTGCCGTTGTTCTCCAGCGCGCGTATTTGCCTGAAGAGCGATGTCGAGCACATCAAGGGCGGCGGGCCGGATCTGCGCAACGTGGTCGGCTGGATCGATGAGGCGCGCTTCGTCGAAGGCGCTGTGCCGGATACCGGTCGACTTGTTGGCACCTTGAATCTCTCTGGTTTGCCCGATCACACCCGTTCGTTGCTGGTGGCTGCTGTTGCTGCTGGCAAGCAGGATATTGCCGGCTTGTCGATCGACGCTGTCGGCAAGGGATCGATGCGCGTGATGGAGGGCAAGCGCATGAAGGTGCCGGCGCGCCTGGAGCGTGTGATTTCAGTTGATCTGATTGTCGAGCCGGGGGCCGGGGGCCGCCTGATTCGACTCGTCGAAGCTGCCCCCTCATCCGATGGAGATCCTGATATGAAATTGCGTGAAAAAATGCTCCGCCTGATCGAGGCGAAGAACCCGGCCGCTTACGCCAAGATCGATCCGGAGAAGATTTCCGACGACGATCTGGAAACGGCTTATCGCGAGGCAGTTGCCCTGGATGTTGTGCCGCCTGCAGACACGAAACCGGCCGCAACTGGTACCGACCTGGCTGCCGAGCTGAACGAGCGCTTGCGCATGATCGAGGCGCGTGCCAACGCTCGCTCGACCATTGCTGCCTGCAACTTGCCGCAGCCGGCCAAGGACAAGCTGGAGCGTGAATTCGCTGTGCGCGAGTCTTTCGTCGATGCAGATGTTACGGCGGCGATCACTGCCGAGCGTGAGTACCTGGCGCGCTATACCGAGTCTGGCCATGTGCGCCTGGGTGGTTTCCCGGACGTGCGCGTTGAAGATCGCTCGGCGGTGGTCGTATCGATGCTCGATGCGTTCTTTGATGATAAACACAAGGATCATCGCGATGTGCAGTCGTTCAAGGAATGCTATATCGCCATCACCGGCGATCAGCGTGTGACTGGCCGCCTGGAAAACTGCGACATGAGCCGCCTGCGCGAATCGGTGGGCATGAACCTGCGCGAGGCGACGGTGGATTCGACGACCTTTGCCCAGGTGCTGGGTGATGCCATCACCCGCCGTGCGCTGGCCGATTACCGCATCCAGAATGCGCACGATGCGTGGCGCTTGATTGCCAACGTGGTGCCTGTGACCGACTTCCGCACGCAGCACCGCACGCGCTGGGGTGGCTACTCCGACCTGCCGGATGTTGCGGAAGGCGCTGATTACCAGGACGGCACGGTGCCGGATGACGAAGAGGCCACGTACAAGGCAGCGAAGAAGGGCCGTTTGTCGACGGTGACGCTGGAGGCGATCAAGAACGACGATGTGGGCATGCTGCGCCAGATCCCGACGAAATTGTCGAGCGCGGCCAAGCGCACGTTGTCGAAGTTCGCCTTCGATTTCCTCCGCACGAACCCGGTGATCTACGACGGCAAGGCGCTGTTTCACGTCGACCATGGCAACCTGGGCACTGCGGCGCTGTCGGCCGATGCCTGGAAGGTGCGCCGCCTGGCAATGATGCAGCAGCAGGAAATGGGCTCTAATGAGCGCCTTTCCATTCCGCCGCGTTACCTGCTGGTGCCGAGCGAGCTCGAGGAGCTGGCGTACGAGATGTTCAAGAACCGTGGCACGAACAATGACCCGACGTTCGTGATGAGCACGGCGCCGACGGTTGTGCCGGTGTGGTACTGGACGGATGCGACCGACTGGGTTGTTGCTGCGGACAAGTCCGACATTCCGTCGATCGAGCTGGGCTTCCTGGACGGCCGTGAGGAGCCGGAGATCTTCGTCCAGGACACGCCGTCGGTGGGCAGCATGTTCGCCAGCGACAAGCTGACGTACAAGATTCGCCATGTGTACGGCGGCGCGGTGACCGACTATCGCGGCCTCGCAAAGAACGTGGTGGCGGGTTAAGCCGTGTTGGCCGATCTGCTGGCTCTGGTGGATGCGCTGGTGCGCGATGAGTCTGATCGCCTTACGGCGGGTGACAAGTCGTCGGCACTGGAGCTGGCAATTTCCCGCTATTCCAGCGATCGGCCACGCCACCTGGTTGAGGATGTGGTGAGTGCCGGCGGCGACACGTTGCCGCTGCCGGCCGGCTGGGAGGGTGAGTCGGCGCTGGTGTCGATCGAGTATCCGATCGGCCAGCGACCGATATGCCTGCTGCCAGCGTCGATTTATACGGCCCCGGCCGGGCGCTTGCTGCGGTTGGGTGATGCGTTGCCGGTGGGCGCGGATGCACGTTGTACTTTTACGGCACGGCATGTTGTTTCAGAGCTGACCGATACCGTGCTTGTCAGCCATCGCGAGGGGGTTGCTGCTTATGCGGCAGCGTTGCTCCTCGAGGAGCTGTCGGCAGCGGCGATCAACGATGGTGATTCGACCATCAGCGCCGATACGACTGACCGGCGTACGAAGGCCCAGGAATATGCGTCGCGCGCCCGGGCGCTGAAGACGCGCTATGCCGATGCGGTGGGGTTGTCCAAGGATGGTGCGCCGCCGTCTGCCAGCGGGGTGTCTGTGGCCTGGGGTGGTCGCCAGCGTTTGACCAACGGGATCCGCCGTGGCCGATGATGCGATCCAGATCGGGTTCCCGAATATCGCCGAGCTGACGGCGGCGTTTGATCGGGCGCCTGGTGTTGTTGATGAGGAGATGGGCGTTTTCTTCGCGCGGATCCTGCCGCACCTGGAAGCGGAGGTGATCGACCGGACGCCGGCGGCTGAGGGCAGCTTGCGCAGCAGTATCGTGAGCCGCCGCGAGATCTCGCCGGGATCGATCCTGGGCGTTGTCGGTACTGCACTGGGCTACGCGCCGGCTGTTGAGCACGGCACCAAGCCTCACCCAGTGAGTGAGGAAGGCATCTTGCGTCTGGCTGAGTGGGCGAAGCGCAAGCTGCCGCTCGGCCAGTCTGTTTCGGTCAAGACAGGTCGACCGCTGAAGGTGAAGGGGCTCGATGAGCTGGCGCTGTCAGCGGCGCATGCGATTGCCTGGAAGATCCGGCATCACGGGACGAAGGGTGCCGGGATGTTTGCCGCAGCGTTTGCCGCAAACCGTGACCGCATCCTGGGTGAGTACGAGACAGCCTGGCGGCGGATCATTCAACGGATTGAGGCGGGTGCAGCATGAGCGAGAACAGGACGATTCGCGCGGCGATAGCGGCTTTCTTGTCTGCGGTGCCTGGCGCTGGCCAGGTGCATCAGTACGAGCGCTATGCGAAGGATGACAAGGCGTTCAAGCAGTTCTACGCCAATCCCGATGATGTGTTGCAGGGGTGGCATATCCGCCGGGTCGCCCGGGTTGAGGGCTCGGATATCGGCGAGGTTCGCACGACCTGGGAGATTCGGGGTTTTCGGGCGATCAACGATGGTGATGCGAGCGAGCTGGCGTTTGACGACCTGATCGACCTGGTAACTGCTGCGTATCGCGATGACCCGACGATGGATGGCGCCGTGCTGTGGCCGACAAAGGATGACCCATGGGCGCCGGAGCTTGTTGATAGCGGCCCGGCGATTTTTGCTGGCGTGTTGTGTCACTGCGCAAAGCTGCGCCTGGTGACCCGGCATGTGATCGATGACGCCCCGCAGCCGGGGTATTGAGGAGGAAGCATGGAAGTTATCCAGGGGTTAAAGGTCGGCGAAAGCACGGTCTTTTTGCCGATCGCGGTGGATGAGATCGGCCGGCTGGTGGTTGTGGTTGGCGCCGGTGGGTTGCCTGTCGTTGTCCAGGGCAGCGGCCGAACCTGCGTCGGCCGCCAGACCCTTAATGTCACGACCGGCGCAGTCGTCACGCTGGCACCGCCGGCCGGTGCGGTTGCTGCAATGATCCAGGCGGACGGTTCGGCTGTTTCGATGACCCTCGACGGTACCGCGCCGACCGCTACTATCGGCACGCGGATCGACGACGGGGGGATCATGAATATCGACAGCGTGCTGTCGGCTGTGCGACTGATCGCCCGCAGCGCGACCACGAACGTGCAAGTCGCCTACTTCGACAAGGCCTGATCATGCTGCGACCGCTGGAACGGATGCGCGTAATCAAGCGCCCGGGCGACGTGCCAACGCTTCACGCCCGCGTCCGCAGCATCCTGCGCAAATACGATGCCACGCTGCTCCTGCCGGGGCCGTCGGGCGTCCAGCAATATGGATTCCAGCCCGGCAACTACCGCGAGAGCATAGGACAGACGCTCGCTGCTGTTGATCAGCAAGTCGGGCTGGCGCTGGATGCTGCGCGGAGTCCGGGGCCGGAGTTGGTGGTTAATGGAGGGTTTGATACGGACCTTGAGAACTGGTCGTATACATCAGGAGAAACGGGATGGTCGTGGTCAGATGGCCGCGCCGTGTTGACTAATTCGTCCGCTCCGCAGACTCTGCGTCAAACAATTATGACGCTAGGTGTTACATACGGAGTCGGGTTTGATGTGTCATCTGTGGGAGGGACAATCGGATTCGAGAACGGAATAGGTCAAATCGTTGCCGGCGGCACATCGGGGCGAATTAGCACCGTATGGCTATGTGACCGTGTGCAGCTATCGTTTAAGAGAGCAGGCGGCACTGTCAGTGGTTGGATTGACAATATCTCCGTCCGCGAAATCCCAGGCATCCAAGGCAGCCAGTCGACAAGCGGCTTCCAGCCTGTGCTGCGGCAAGCAGCCGGCGTGAATTCGTGGCAGTTCGACGGGGTGGATGATCGGCTATCGTTGTCGGCCGTGCCCTTCGAGACAACCGACGCGTATTTCCGCGTCAGTGGCGTCACTCGCAACTCTGACTCGACACTGCGGCGGGTCTGGCAGACGCAAAATGACTCAGGCAGCGAGTTGCTGGTGTGGCTGAACAGCAATGGCTGCACGTATAGCGCCACAGGAGCGCCGGCCTTGACGGCACCGATGCCACAAAGCCTTGGTGTTGTGACTGTCCGTCGAAGCACTGCCGGCGCTAGAGTGTTACGCATTGACGGACAAGAGGTCGGCGCAAACAGCGCAGCAGTCACGCCCTTCGCAGCAACATCATCGCTTGTGGGGAATCGCGCTGCGGGAGATAGGCCGTATTCAGGGATGTTCTATGGCGAGATATTCGGTAAAGGCGCGATCACCGACAGCGAACTCCTGACGCTTGAACGCTTCATGGCGCGGCTGCAAGGGAGAACTTTATGAAGCGCATCAAGCTGACCGTGCCAGCCGAAGTGCTGATGACCGCAAAGCTGGCATCGCAAGCGATGGACCCGGATGTTGGCGGCTATCACGCATTCGAGGCGCCGGATGAAGCTACCGGCCTCTACAGCTACACCGTCAATGTCTCCGATGAGTACCTGCAGGCCTTCGATGTATTCAAAGACTACCCGGCGTACCTCCAACAATCCATCGCGCTCGACTTCGAGACGCGGTTCCCGGATGCGGAGCCGCCGACGCTGGCCGACTGCGAGGCTTTCACCGCTGCACTGGTCATCGAGGTGGTCGAGTGATGGACACCCCTCTGGTCGCGTTCGTTGCCGGGTTTGCGGTTTGTGCAATTGGCATTGGTACGGCGCTGGTGTTCGATATCACGCTGACGTGTGTGACAAACTGGTGGCGCCGAGTTGTTTACCCACGAAATGTCGAGCCACCGAGCCACCCGGGTAGCCGTGGGCTTTGATTATCTGCTTCCAGTCTGTCTAGCTCTGCAGCCAGAACGATGCGGTCCTCGTTTGGCAGGGGAGACGCCAGGCGGGCGTTGATGACTTTGATGAACTCCGGGTACATCGCCGGCTCGGCAGCACGGCTGAGATTGAGCAGGGATTTCGTTTCGTTCAGCATGGGTTACTCCTGATTCGAGGGAGTTGGATTGTGGCATCACGACCTGATATCCGTACCCCTACCCCCTGCGAACACAGCTGTTGAGATGGAAAACTGTGGGTGTCTTCACATCGGCACCTTCGGAGGTTTTCCATGGCCACAAAGAGTACTACCGTTCGTTTGGCTGGCGCGATCAAGCTGGCGCCGGTTCAAACCAACGCATTCAAGGATTTCGTCAATTCGACCACGATCGACCAGGCGCTGGAGATCGAGGAAATCAAGGTCGAAAATGCTGCCGGTGGTGGCGGTAACGACGATATCGACCGGCGCGTTCAGTCGCTGAAGCTGACTGTTGCCGCGCGTCGCGTTTCAGCCGAGGTGCTGGAGATCGCACTGGGTGGGCCGGTGACGAAGGTCGCTACCGGCGCCGTGGCGGCCGAAGTGCACACGGTGGCTGCGCTGGATGCCGAGATCCTGCTCGACAATCTGCAGGACAATTCGGTTGCGCTGGTTGTCACGCCTGTCGTCGCTGAGGGCGCTCCGGCGCCGGACCCGTACGTCCTCGGCGAGGATTATGAGCGTACTCGCATCGGTATTCGCCCGCTGACCGGCGGCGCAATCGCCATCGATGACGAAATCAGCATTGCTTACACCAAGGCGCCGCACTTGCGCATTGAAGCGATGTTGCGCATGGCGCAAGAGCGGGCGGTGCTGGTCGACGGCAAGAATGAGCGCACTGGCGCGCCCTGGGTGGGCATGTACCACCGCGTTTCGTTCCCGCCGGCGAAAAATCTCAAGTGGTACGACGGCAACCAGTTTGCTTCATTCGACCTCGAGGCCGAAGTGCTGATCGCCGACTGGATCACCGGTGACAACCTGAGCCGCATGGTCAAGGTGCTGGTCGGGGATGATCTCTGATGCGCGCTGTGCGGATGTTTGATCTGGATGGTCGCCAGGTGCAGATAAAGGAGCTGACGCTTGGCGAAATACGAGAGTGGGTCGCGCTGGCAGCAAGCCAGTCGGATGGCTTTGATGTCGTCGACGCGCTGCTGTTTGATGATTTTGAGATGCCCGCGCTGCTGCGCATGACCGACTTGTCGCCATCGGAACTGTCTGACTGCACGCCGACCGATTTGCGGCGAATTGTTGCTGTGTGCAGAGAGGTTAACGCCGATTTTTTCGCGATGCGGGAACGGATGGCCCGGGAGATGCGGTCGCTGTTCTCGCAGACATCGAGCGCACCGGGTTGATTCTGGCCGCCGCCGGCCACGGTATGGTGTGGCTGTATCCATTGAGTATGGTCCGTCGAGCAATTGATCTATTGAGCGAGCAATGAATTCTCTTAGCCTCCGCCTGTTAATTGAGGGTAGTAATTTCGGCGCAATACGGGCGCTCGGCGGTGTTGCCGGTGAGGCTCGCAAGACCGGTGGTGCGCTTGCTCAGATGGATGTTGCCGGCGCGGGATTTGCGCGCACGCGGGCTGGTCTGGCTGTATTGCAAACCGGATTGAGCGGGCTTCGCGGGCTGGCTGCTGCTGCCTTTTCTTTTGCGGGCGGTGTCGGCGGAGTCGTTTCGGCCGCAGGCCTGGTTGCGATGGTCAAATCTGTGGCTGACGCTGGCGATGCGGTTGCGAAGCTTTCCGCGCGCACTAGTGTCGGTATCGAGGATTTACAAAAGCTGCAATATGCGGCCGGGCTTTCCGGTGCATCGAATGAAGCGCTGGAACAGTCTCTGATCCGCCTGCAGCGGCAGATCGTGGCGAATTCGAAGGCGTTTGCGCGGCTGGGTGTCGACTTGAGAGACTCGGCCGGCGTTACGAAGAGCACGGAACAGGTTTTCTACGAGATCGCTGACCGCTTCCGCGATCTGCCTGATGGCGCCGAAAAGGCCGCGCTGGCAGTTGAATTATTTGGCCGATCCGGTGCGGACTTGATACCGATGTTAAATGCCGGGTCGGACGGCTTGCGGGAAATGGGCGAGGAGGCACAAAAGCTCGGCATCATCATCGGCGCCGACTTGGCGCGCCAGTCGGAGCAGCTCAACGATAACCTCACGCGCACTGGCGCGCTGGCTCGAGGGGCGGCCGTTGCGATCACCGCTGACCTGATTCCGGCAATTAATGATTTTTTGCAGCGACTGCTCGATGCGAGGAATTCCGGCACGCTATTGCGCCCAGACCAATTGTTTGGCGGGGAGGATATCGAGCGATCGATTGCACGAATCAGGGGGCAGATTGAAGCGCTTAAATCCGGCAATCGGTTTGCCGGCGGCATCATCGCCGGGCTGTTTGGCGATCCTGCCGATACGCTGAAAAAGCTGGAGGCAGGGCTGGCATACCTGGAAAAGCAGCGCGATCGGGTGTCTGGCAATGCGAAAGATAGCGAGGCGTCGCAGAATACCTTGCTTGAGAGGCGAAAGCAGCTACAGGAGGCGATGCTGCGTCTGGCTGATCTGCAGTCGGCGCGCCGAGGCGAGGAGCTACGCGACACTGACCGGCTTCGGTCGGCGCTGCAATCCGCGTGGCAGGCATCGGTTGACGGGGCTCGCGCGGCGCGTGCCGAGGCTGAGAAGTTGTTTTCCCGCGCCGAGGAAGTGGCTGGCGGGACGCGCGACAAGGCGGCTCAGCGGCGCACCCAGGGATTGCCAGATGGACAGCGTGAGGCCATGGCCAGGCGGCAGGCCGAGAGTGCGGCCGGTGATGCGAGCTTTGCTGCAACGCGCGCAAAGCTAGCGGCGATGCAAGGCGATGCCGTAGCGGCCGAGCGGCTGGCTGCGGAGGCGCTGCAAAAGGCGCAGCGTGCTGAGCGGTTTGCCGATGCCATTAAGGACGATCGAACGGCGTCGGACATTCTCGATACGATCGCGGCGAGCCAGGAGGCGGCTATCAAGGCTCAGGCTACTGTCAAGCAGCGGCAAGCGGCCGCGCTTGATGAGCAAGCGGCGGCGCAACAACAAAAACTGACCGAGATCGAGCAGCGCATGGCTGGGCTGCGCGAAGCGGCGGGCGAAATTCCGGTGGATGTTGAGATCGAGCAAGCGCTGGCTGTCATCGAGTCGCTCAAAGCGGTGATTCGCGAGGGCGAAACGATGCCAATCAGGGCGGTGCCGGCAGACACGCGGTCTATGACGTACCAGGAAAAGCTGGATGCGATTCCTGCGCGAGGCTTCGGTGGCGAGCTTCCTGGATGGGCCCCGCACGACCGAGCGGATAATGTGATTTACCGAGGTACGCCGGGTGAATTTGTGATTCAGCGCCCGACGGTTCGGCAGCCTGGCGCGGCCGCATTTTTACGCGATTTCAACTTGCTCGGCATGGCGGCGCTGCGTCGCTGGCGCCTGCCGGGCTACGCCTTTGGTGGCGAGCTGGGCTCGCGTAGCATGGTCAGTCGCTTGCAGGTGCCGAGGGTATCCGGCGCATCGATCTCGGCAGGTGCTGGCGAGCCCGCTATTTTTGACCTCGGCGCCCTGGGCAAGGTCCGGGCGCGTACCTCGACGGCGACGGCTGCGGATGTTGCCGCTGTGATGCGCCGCGCAGCAGCGCAGTTTGGGTGGCGCTGATGGCTCCAGGCTTGATCATCAACGGCATCGATCTACCGCAGCGGGCCCGGTTGGAATACCAGCAGACATTCTGGTTGGTCGAGGGTGGCAGCAGCTCACGTCGCATGGCCAACGGCCGGCTGTTCACGATGTCTCACTGGCAGCGTTGGGCGACCACGATTTCTGGTGGTGGCTGGGTGCCACCGCCCCTGCTTGGCTTGCCGATCGGCGAGCCGTTTGAGGTGCATGCCGTGGCGCCGGTGTCGCTGCTGCCCGGCCAGGCGTTGCCACCCGGGTGGACTGCTCGTGCAGATTGCCCGGAGGTGACGACGACAGATGCTCGTGGTGTCACCGTGCGCCTGGTGTATCCGGTATTGACGGTGGTGACCCTGACTGGCGCGCGCCTGGTGGTTGGTGGTGGCGCACCGAAGTGGGAATTGATTTGTGAGGAGGGTTGATGATGTTTCTGCATAAAAAGGTATCGTCGGCGTCCGCTCCGTCTGATCCGGAAAAAATCGGTGGACCGGACTGGAATGAGGCGCACGCATTGGCCAACGGTGCGTCGTTAATCACCGCCGTCGGCGTGTTTTCGATTTCCGCATCTGCGGCGAGCTTTATCGGCAACGATGCCGTGGCTGACGGAGCGGGTACGTGGGTGATGGATGGTGTCGATTTTGGTCATTCCGAGTTTGTGGGCAACTGTATTGACGGATACGCGACCGGTTATTTGATGCTGTCCGTGCTGGGCGGGTTGCCTGCCGGCTGGCGGATCACCGTCAATGTCGATTCGACGCCGGCGCCAGCAGATTCACCGCCGATGGTTGTCGTGACGGTGATCGATGACACTGACCAGCCGGCAAATCCGCCCGGGCTGATTGTTGGCCAGTGTTTCTGGGTCGCGACAAGTGCGCCGATGCCATCATAAACATGTCGGCCTTCGATAACGCTTTCGCCGAGGATGCTTTTGATGTCGGTTGCACAGCGGGTGCGTTCGACGGTGCTTTTGACGATGATGCATTCGATGGTTGCGGTGTTGGTAGTGCCGGCGAGCGCTACGCTGTTTTGCTTCCGATCAAGGTGGTTTCGTCAGATGTTCGGGTGTTTGATTCTTCAATCGGGCGTGTGCTCTGGTCTGTGATTGCAGTGGTCGGTGGTGTCGATGTCAGTCATCAACTCAGCGGCGAATTGAAGATCGCAGCCGTAGAAGATGGTGCGCGCGCTGCCTGGCTCGAGCTGAGCCCATTAACCCCCGGGCAGTTTGAGGCGCTTGATAGCGCGCCGATTACGATCGACGTGACTGTGAACGGCGGCGGGTATCTGGCGACAAGACGACGTTTTACCGGGGTTGTTCGGCGGGTTGAGTTTGATGCTGCCCACCGCGTGGCGCGCTTGGAGTGTCGTGATCGTTATCAGGAGACAATCCGTGCGGCAGGCTCCGCGTCTGCGGTGCAGGCGTTACTGGGTGGGCTGCCGACAATATCTGACAAGGTTGTAGCGTGGGACGATGCCACGCCGGATCCTGTGGGGTATTTCAGGGGGTTGCTGGGCACAGTTGCAGGTGCGACGTATATCGATGGCTCTGGCCAGTGGCGCGTGGTCAAGTGGGACATCGGTGCGCCTGCAATTTCGTATGGTACTACTGACGTATTCAGCGATGGCCTGTCACTGATTCGTCCGACAAGGGAGGATATGCCTGCATCGGTGGTAGCGACATTGACGCATGAGTATTACCGGCTGCACAACGCCGAATTGGGTCTGAGCTGGGAGGGTCCGGCATACGTCAATTACGTGACGCGCGGTATCCCTCACGCCTCCAAGGCCATGGTTGTCGATGCGCTGGCCGGTTTGGGCGACTGGGTCGTGCGCGGTGAGCCGGTGCTCGTCTCGCCGACCCCGGGAAACTACCCGGTTTGGGCAAACGGCCAGACGGCGTTTTACACCGTCCGTCACGACCTGGCCCCGTCTCAAATTGACGAGCTGCAGGCGACGGTTTATCGGCGCTGGTATCAGCAGGTCACCAGGCGTTATACCGTCACGGTCGAGGTCGGCGGGAGCAGTGACCGCGACGAGTCAATCAACCGCCAGATTAAGAGCCAATTTGATGCAGATGGCTGGGAGTCTGGCCGGCGTTCTGAGCCGTCACTGGGGATTTACTCCAAAAATCCGCCGATCGGCTCAGAGGATGAAGAGGTGCCAACTGGGTACGAGGCATTGTCCGCACCCTGGCCGCCGGCAAACGCCACCGTTGACCACTTCGGTGATCTGGCAGCGCCGGATGTGATTGCTGCTGTGCGCTTTGTGATAGCCGAGGCGGCGCGGCTGGTCGCTGCCGGGCGGCGGCAGCAGCGGTTGCGCGTAGAGCGGCCGGTTGATCTGCGTGTTGAAATTGGCGGCGTGGGCGGTATCGATGCGTATGGCTTATCCGGCATCGGTCAGGCCGTGGAGTACGAAGAGTTTTTTGATTTTGTTGGCGGCCTCTGCGTCGGCACCTACGTTTTTTCTTGTCCGGCCGGCAATGGCGACGAGACCGGCGCTGATGCCGTTGTCGCGATCCCGGCGCCTGCGGTCGCTCATGCGCTGGCCGCGCCGGGTCTGGGTAACTGGATAGGCGGAGACTCTAATACCCCGCGCGGCTGGATACCGCCGGATACCATTGCAGGATATTTATGCAATACGCTCAGCGACCCAGAGCGATTGTTAGAGTCCAGCTTCTATGATCCAGATGCGCCGCATTACGAAACTCAGTTCAGGATTGTTTTGCCTGAGATATCTGCTGCTCATCGCGATCCGGTGACTGAGACAGTCCCTGTGGCTGCGGACATTCATGTCGCCGGTGCCGGCGTCAGTGTCAGTTTTGAGGATTAAGCGATGTGGCGTTTTTATGCTGATCCCGCGTTAACTACCCAGGTGGCCGAGTTGATTGTGCCAACTCAGTTCGACGGCGTTGATCAACAGCCTGGTGTTTCAGTGATTTATTTTGGCAATCGCGAGACTGGCCGGCGGCTGCTTCCTGCGGACGATAGCGATATTCAGATCGCCGTCGATGGTCTGGCCGGCGCTCGACTGGCACTAAGCGAAGACGCCCTTGTCAGCGCCGTGCCTGGTCATCCGCTGGTGCTGGGTGCCGAGTTGTCGAGTGGGTCGGCTAATGCTGTGCAGGTCTGGGTTTTACTGCCCTATCCGGGCGAGTTATTTCTGGCGACGAATCAACTGTTGGAGCTCGTTCAATGAGCCGAGATTTGACGAATTCACTGGCTGCGCTGACCGAGCAAGCAAGGCCCCGTAGTGACGACACGCCGCAGCCGCGTGGCGCTGCCCGGCGAGTGGTATCAGCTGCTCAGCCGCCGAGCGCAAAAGCGTCTGGTGGCGGCGGTGGTGTGGCTTCACCGCTGACGGAGATATCTGTCAGCGGTCGTGAATACCATCAAGCCGGCTGGAAAACAACCGATGGGCTCTTTACTCTGCCGGCGATCAAGAAGGTGATGTTCGTCGATGTAAATGGTGAGCAGGTTGAGTTCCGTTTTGCCGATCCGTCGTCATGATTGAGTTCGGTGGGCAGAATGCTGGCTGGCCGTGGCACGGGATTTACCGCGCCAGCACCGGAAAATTGACCACTGCTGGCGGCGATATTGATCTGCCTGGCCAGGCGCCCAACGACGGCGACTGCTACTTAATCCAGATTCCCGGGCTGCCGACGCCGGATGTGTCGCCCGATGAGGTGTCGGCTGGCATGGTATGGAAGAATTACGCTTTGATTTATGCCGGCCGGCTTTACGGCAAAGACCTCGGTGGCATCGTCTACATCGATAGCGAGAACAGGCCGTGGCGAGTATTCGTCACTCGCGGGGGAACTAGGACGCAAAAAGAGATCCGCGTTACCGTCGCGGCCCAGCGTTTCGGTGTGGTCGGCCCTGGCGCTGCGCCGACACTGGCTCTGGCACAGATGACGGTGTCGTTTGAAACCCACCCGGATTACCCGAGCGGTTTTGCAGGCAACACAGATCTCGCGCAAATTCTGGACGTGGCGACAAACGGGAAAAGTTTTCTGGTCGGCGTGCCCCGGTATCGTCGTGGGTTTGCAGCGATTGCTGAAATAACGCTGTCCGGATCGCCTGCAGATGGCAATTTCGCCAGCAATATGTCGTTGCTGGCGGATGAATTGGCGATTGATAATTGGTCCGGGGTCACCGGCGCATCGTCATCGTCTGGCCGGTGGTGGCTGGGACTCTGGCGAGAGGTCGATTGGTCATCGCCGCCGGTCGCGGATTCAAACGGTAACTACCCGGTGTCGCCAGGCGCTTATTATGCCGCAAACGGGGATATTGTTTATTTTGATGGGTCGAGCTATGCGACTCACGCGACCTATTCGCTCAGGCTGACCACAGGAGGTGCGCAACCCGATTCTGTCGCAAACATGGGCGACGGCTATATGAGTTCCGTATTTTCTTACCGGCCGTTCGATGTCATCCGGCCGAATACAAAATGGCTCTGTGGCGCGCGCTACGACGCATCTGGCGCTGCAAAGGTGATTGCTGCATCTATCGACACTCGCACGGATTATGATGAGCCGTCGTTTGACGACACGCCGGCATATGTTTCGCTATCCGACAGCGTTCCTGCGACCGCGTCGTTCGGCCTCATTGCCTCTGCCGGCGTCTGCACGGTGTCAGCAGAGATAACGGCCGGCGAGACGGTTCTGGAACGATCCGAGCAGGTTGTGACAACAACAACGCCTGGTGACGATAGCTATGCAATGACATTGACGCGTAACGGGTCGCTGGCCGAAACGGTTACGTATTCAGCGCCACTAGGCAGTGGGTATTCATACATACGATTTGGTGGCGGAATCAGCCCGGCGAGTTATATCACTAGCACGCTGACTGCTGATAGAGATGTAGGCGTCCGACGGGTCACAAACAGCGTTTACCAGTCGATTATGCCGGGGTTGGCGATATCTAATAATTCGTCGAGTCCAATTAGTCTAGTGACCCAAAAGTACGCCGGCAGATATTCTGGGCGGCTTGGGCAAGCTGATTACGTCGCGTATTACGCATCAGAGCATCCAGTCACCGGTGATATCGAACAGGGTTCAGACACGGTCTGCTGGGTTTGA